ATCCGGGTAACTCTCTACCACCTCCCTTAGTCCACTGCATGAAAGCTTCAGCAGCTGCATCCCATTCACCTCTATTGATCTTCATCCGAATAGTAGACCGCTGAAAATTGCCCAATCCAGCATTGAAGGAAAAGCTGACACACGCATCGAAAGCCCCTTGACGACCAGATAGAGTAGGAGCAAGTCGTAGAACACCACGTTCAAAAAGATTGACATCATCTGCGAATAGTTTCTCGATCTCTTCTTTAGACCATACACGGTTATCCTCCTGTTTCAACGGGAACTCCTTACGAATCATCGTAGATTGTCCCTCTTTAGATACCATTGGTAAGCGTATCTGTTCCTGATAGAGGACATGACCATAACCAATAGTCCAGATATGAGCAGGACACAGGTAAGGCTTATTCCTGCATCCTTCATACTGGTGCATCAAATTAGCCCCAGCTTTGCTTAACTTCATTTCTTAGCCCAGCTACGTGATCCAAACCAGAAGCCTATGATGCCACCTAACATAGCCATCTCATCACTGCTGAAGATAATGTCAGACAGTGCAATTAATTCTTCCATGTTATTAACTAAACTAGGTCTGCTGTACACATAGTAAGCAATCCAAGCATTGATAGCACATAACTCAAAGACAAAGATGTATGTAACCATAGGACGTACAGTGCCTACAAAGTTAACCACCCACTTACTAGCTTTGTCCATGATCTTCTTATCATGATCGTATGCAGCTACAGTCATTTCAGCATCAGTCTGCATTGAGATCTGATCTGTACGAATCTCTTCCATTCGCTCTTGTGCTGCAAAGCCTTGAGCCATCATCTGAAGCTGCATCTCAACTTGAATCTGCGCTAAAGCTAACTCATGCTTCTGGTCATTCTTGTTCTGAAAGAAGTCTAATAGTTTAGGTAGACCTGAGATTAATAGACCACCAAGGGTCGAGAATAGTGATAACATTAGAGTCCTATCTTAGATAACAATAAAGCAACAATCTTATTGGAGAGATCGTCAGGGAGAAACTTAAGGAAGCCTAAGAAGTACAGAGCTACAAGGCCATAGACAAATATCTTTAGGCACAGGTCAAATGTCTTCTGATACTCATTCATTATCTACCACACCTGTGTGTAGTTTGACAGAAGGTTACTAATTCATTAACACCAACAAAGACTAAGAAGAGGACAAAGAAGACACCACCTATAATCATGGCTATCTCATTCATCTCTTGCTCTTTCTCTTTGGCTGCTTTCTCTGCCTTCTTTAATGCACTTATTTCTTTGGCATCAGCTAAATCCATCTCTGCTTGACGAGCCTTAATCTTATTCCAGACATCAATCTTTCCAGTCTGCATGAAGAGCATCTTAAGTTCTTCTTCAAAGGCTCTAGCTTGCTCCAAAGCCATCTCAATTTGTAATGCAGTTCCCATATTGGAACCCTTACCAGACTGTTTAGCCTGAAGCATAGCCTTTGTAGCTACACTCTTAGCATCGAACATCTTGCCAATCATAGGTGCAAGTGAGCCTAGATCGTTGGCTACCTTACTAGCCTTCTTAACCATTGATATTGCTGACTGTATGCCAGCAAGGGCTGTCATTGGATCAATCATTTGTTATATGCTTTCTTCCATTCTAGACATACGACAATACGAGTCTTATAGTCATCAGCCCACCTCCATGCCCACTTAACACATCTATCTGCGTTAGGGTCGAAGCCAGCTGTAGCTATAAAACTCGTAAAGATGATGAGAAGGGCTAGAGTTAGCCTCTTCATAGGGGAGTTACTTATCTGTTTCCAGCCATGCCTGTTAGGTCAATCTTTACAGGAGCTGGTTCAGTTTGTCTGTTGTATTCTTGAATAACTTGAGCACCTGTAATACTTCCTTCTTTAGTAGCTCTAGAAGTTAATAACTCACCTATTTTCTTAGCTGCATCAGGGCGACTACGTAAAATTGTTTGCATTGCTTTAATGCCACTTTCAGAATAAAGCACTGGAGATCCTACAGCTAATGCCGCAGCTGCTGCAGGATTCTGGAACATTGTCATTAAACCAGAAGCTTGAGTAGCTAAACGGCCTTCAAGTGTAGATCTAGCATCTCGCTCTAATACTTCAATACCAGCATCTGATATATCCTGACCTCGTGCAGTACCAGCTGCAAAGGAAGTCTTGTTCCTAGACATATCCCGTTGTCTTACAGCTGTGCTATATTGTTTGGGAGTAAATACACCATTGGTTGCACCTGAGTTAGCTGCTGCTGTTTTCATCACTGCAATATCACCATAGGCACTATCAATACGTCTTAGAATAGAAGATTGCTCAGGGTTTTGCTTACGTAAAGCACCCTTCATTGAATCTAACACTTCACCTAAAGCATCGCCAATCTCTCGCTCAGCTGCTGTGGTACTATTCTTGTAAGAGATTACTTTCTTAAGTAAGTCAGATTCAATATCTTTGTAAGCTGGCCCATCAATCTTACCGTCCTTAGGTAGGCGACTAAACACTGTTGAATCAACAATGTCTTTCACAGCTTGGCGCTGTTGTGCACTTGGAAGATTGGGTGAACGAGTTACTTTAAGAATGTTTGTATAAGCAGGGAAATCTAACTTAAAGTCCATCTTTGCAAGTACTTCATCATACTTGTTAGAGACTGCTGTATTAGCATGTTGGACAGCATCACGACCAATGACATCTTCAGGAAGTGTATCATCAATCTTTTTAAGAGCTTTGTTAATAATTCCTTTGTTAAAAGAAAATAGACCACGCTCTTTAGCATTAGATATATAAGAACCAATTAAAGGAAGGTTTTCAGCAAACTCTTCAAATGCTTTAGTCTGTCCTCCAATAATCTGACCGGGAGTCATCTTAACTCCAAGGTCACGCATTGTTTGCTCAGCTTTAGATACAAGAGGATTTAAAACAGCTCCAGCTCCTTTTACTAAACCTGCACCTGCAACACCAAAGATACCCCCTGCAGCTGTTTGTTTAAGTTTTTCTTCACCAAAGTTTTCAACATCAGTTACAGGAGCTAAAGCACCTTGAGTTGCACCTATAGCTGCAGCTTGCATTAGTGGTTTAGCAACCATAGATCCTACAGCACCTCCAGCTAATAAGTTAGCAGGGCTTAGAATGTTTCCACCAATCCTTGCCCAGTCTGTACCTTCTACACCAGCTGCTGCACGTTGTTCTAAGTATTGTTGTTCACGTTGAGGAACTACACGTTGCTCAAAAGCTTTAGCCTCTTCAGGATAGAAGCCTACAGCTTGCATACCTTTAGCCATTAACTGACCTGCACCATAAACAGGATCCATTACACCTTGTAGAAAACCACTAGGTGCTTTTTGAGGTGTCTGCATACCAAAATCAGCTGCTGTAGCTAAACCAGCTTTAATAGCCTTAGCTTGAATGTCAGCCTTAGAAGTACCTTCAGGCACACCTTCAATAATCTTACCATTTGGGAGTTCAATATCCATGTTATTCCTTAATTAAGGTAAATCTGACCACTTTACAGGTTTACTCATTGGGCCTGTAGGTAGAGGTTTACCTCCTGATACAGCTTCCTGCTGAGCTTGTACTCGTTTAATACCTGCATCAATCTTTTGCTTGGCACGTTTAAGAACACCTTCAATAGACTTCTTTTCAAGTGTTGTATCACCAGCCAAGACAGAGCGTAAGTATTTAAGTTCTTCAACTGAGTCATTACCACCAAAGTCTTGCAGACGAGGAATAACAACATCACCAATATAAGCCCTAAACTGTTCTGTATTCTCAAGTGTCTTCTGAGATCCTACAGCTCCTTTTGTGTATTTAGCGGTAGCTTCCATTGCAGGGCCGTAACCACCGGCATAAATACCTTTCTTAACCATGTCCAAAGCATCATCAATAGATTCAATAGCTGTGTACTTACCTTGAATCTCAACAGATTGTTTACCAACACCTTTACCAGCTTCAGCACCTGCAGCCTTGGCTTGAGAGCCTGCCATTGCCTCACTAAGTTTACTTAGACCAGTACCTAGTGACTCTTCAAGTGTTTTACCTGCTGCACCTAAATCGGCAATAACTTCACCTGTTTGTGAGTTAATAAGCTTAGTACGGCCATCAGCTTTAATAACTGTTGTCTTAGCGTCAGATTCTTTGAACTTAAGATCTCCAACATCGCCAGTTTCTTGGAATGTTTTTAAACTTGTAGTGGTGTAGACACCTTTCTCTAAAAGTTTCTGGAAAGGATCTGCAGCAACTTTCTCACGTTCACGTTGCTTAATAAGAGCTTGTTCAGAACCAATCTTAGCCTTAGACAACTCCAAAGCATCGGCACGTTGCATCACTTGGAAGCCTAGCTCAGGATCTGTACTTTGAAGAGCTGCAGCCATTTGTCGCAAACCTTCAGGAGTAGTAGTATCAAACTGAGAGGCCATCTGACGAAGCATAGTAGCTCGTTTAATAGCTGGATCTTGTACATCAACACCCATAGCACCAGCTAAGCCACGACCTAAGTTACTAGTGTTCTTAAAGATGTTATAGGATGTTTGTTGCTGAGGAGTCATAGTAGCAAACTGCATAGCCTTTTGCTCTGTCATTTGACGTTGCATTTCCTCAGGAGTGCCCATGCCTCCGAATAAACCTTGTGGTGTTGCCATTATCTTATTCCTTAATAGCCAATTGTTTGGAAGTATGGATTAACTGTTTGTTGATAGTTAGAACTACCTCCAGATAGACCACTAATTAATTGACTGATAGGGTCTGTTAAGCCACCAACTACAGCGTTGTTACGTTGCATCTGCAAAGCTGCTGCCTGTTGTGCTGCAGCATTCTGAATGTTAGCTGCTGCTGTAGAACCTGCTGTAATAGATGAACCCAATCCTAAGCCTTGTGTCAAAGCATTTTGACCTAAGTTTTCAATATTAGAAGCACCTGCCATGTAGTTTGTGTATGGAGCCAAAGCTTGTGTCTGCAAACCATAACCAGCACCTTGCAAGTTCAATCCACCAGTCATCAATCCTTGACCAAACTGTACTTGTTGATTACCGTAAGTCTGAGCATTAGCACCCAACTGTGCATCTTGCTGAGCCATAGCATTGTAGTATGCAGCCATCTGAGGATTAGTAGCTTGTAAGCCGGGAGCACCAGTAGTGTAACCAGCCATTGTCCCACCAGTAGCTAGACCTAAACGACCTTGCTGTTGCTGTTGGTTTGTCAGTTGTGCAAGTTGCTGTTCACGACCCGGAGCAAGTAACTGCTGCTGCTGAGTCATGTATGCTTTAGCTACATCTTCAGGAGTCTTTTGAAGATACTTAGCACCTAAGTTAAACAGTCCTTGACCAGCTGTATTTATACCTCTGATAACCAGCACCAATAAGTTGTCCAGTTGCAGGGTCATAGTTAAAGCCTGACTTACCAAACCTTGTAGTAACTCCTACAGGACGGAACTGTGCAGCCTGTGCAGCCTGTGCAGCAGCGTTAGTGGTAGCATTAGAAGCTTGGTTAGAAGCATAAATACTACCTGCAGTGCCAATTAATGGGCCGAGTAAACTTGTATAATCGATAGCCATTAGTATGTGCCTCCGTCAACTGTTGCTGTAAAAGTGCCAGAGACAGTAAGGTTTACTGCAGTGGCTGTTCCTGTCAATGCACCGTTATTAGCATCAGGTTTAGAATTCACTGCTGAAGCAATGTTATCAAACTCAGTGTTAATCTCAGTACCTTTAATAATCTTTCCAGCGTTACCTGTATTCAGGCTATCCTTGACTGCAAAGTTAGTTGCTTTTGTATAGTTACTCATTATCGTGTCTTCCCTGTCTTAACATAGACATCAAGTTTCTGAATGGATATTGATTTATTAAATACACTGGTTTCAAAGCCAAGTGACTGGATAACCACCACCACCAATAACTGTTACACCTACCTTCTTCATAATCTTAATCACAGTAGGTGACTGGAAATCAAAGTAGTTGGTATAGTATCTCATCAAGTATGAGTTAGCATTGTCTTTGTAGCCATCATACTTACCAATGTAACCAGTCTCACCCACTAACAAGTCTTTATTACGAGTGTACTTAAAAGCTGTTGGAACTAAGCCATCCCACGTTGTAACCCTGTTAGCACCATTAGGTAGAGGTGCTCTCATGTCAAAGCAATACACTAATTGACGTACTGGTAGAGACAAAAGATAGAAGGCTTCCTTATCTGAGTATACAGCCTTGATTCCAGCTGCAGTCTCTCCACTAATCTCAAGCACTAAGTCATCACGTACATTGGCACTTATGTCTCTCATTGGTGCTGACTTCTCTTGAATGGTACGCATCAATGAACGTACACCGGAGTCAGACAAGAAGATAATGTCACCACCTGTGGCTACTACTGAGTCTCTAGCTACACAGCCAATACCTGTAATAGCATCATTCAATGTAAGATTGTTAGGGTCTGTAGCATTGGAGTAGATAAGAATCTGTCTACGTCCAAAGACAATTAAGAAGTTATTGTGAGCTGCTAAGGATATAATCTCATCTGCACCGTTAGGCCACACCTGAGATACATCCAATGTACCAGCTGTACCAGTACTTAAGACATGACCTGATAGTAAGTCTGAGAACTGAATGGTACTCTTAACTGTTGCATTATTAGCTGACCATGTACGACCATAGGCACTGATAACTGTATTGTTACTGGACACTGTAGCTACATAGCCAGTCTTCTCAGATACACGCTTGAATGTAGTTGCACTGACTGCAGGGTCAAACACTAAAGGATCATGTCCAGCTTGATACAGATACAGGACACCATTCAACGGAGCCATCTGCCAGTTACTGTCTGTGATGGTAGGGGCTGTGCCGCCACCTCCGTAGGTTAACAATGATAGTGTAGTACCCACAAGTTTAAATAGTTTATTGTTACCAGCAGCAATGATGTATGAGTTACCAGCATTGTCAATTAACTCACCAAGAGCTTTAATATCAGCATCACCTAAGTCAGTGTTAGTAGCATGAGATGTAGTCCATCCCTTACGAGCACCAATACGTCCAAACTTATCAATGACACAGTTATTAGCCACAGTAGCATAACCAGCCTCAAGAGAAACTGAACTATCCTGTGTATTCAGCCCCATGAAGCCGGGAGCTGCTACAGTAGTGGTTAAGATTTTAGCTACCATTAGACATCAACCCAAGTAGTTTCATCATCGTATCTGTTACGCTCAATAGCAATAGCATCTGCTAAGGCTAAGCGATACTGCTGATAAATCTCACTGAAGGATGTACCTCCATCTTCACCTCGTTCACCGACAGCTTTAGCGTAGGCTAACATCTGTACTAGGTGTGCTGGAACCTTTAAAGTATCAGCATTGGCTGTTAAGTCAGTCTGAGGAATAACTAACTCAAACCTTAATGAATATATACCATCGGGTTGAGGCCATACATCCACCTGAGTATCATCACCATCAATACCACTGTAGTTATAATACGTAGGAGCTGCACCTTGCACAGTTCCTAAGAAGTACTGTCTATTCATCCAGTTAGTTGGTACTGCCCTTAGAGGAATGTCTTGAGTATCATTTAAGACATCTACAGTACGGAACCTTTGACCTGAACCTGTCAATGTATAGTTACGAGTACCTGCCACTGTTGGAAGTACAATGGTAGTTGTTAGGACATTCCACTCGTGAGCATCCTCAATCTCTCTCTTAGCGTCATTAACAAATATACCAATCAAAGAACTATAAGGAGTATCTCCAACTGACGATACTTCAGTCTCTCTTAACCGTATCAATACGTTATTGACCAACTGTAAATAAGTCGTAGCCATTAATATTCCTTATACTTAATTAATATGGTAACATACTTTAGTGTTACTGTCAAGCCTTTTTAGACTTCTTTTTAGCTTTATTTGCTTCTGACATGGCAATAGCAATAGCTTGGTCACGAGACTTCACCACAGGGCCACCCTTACCGCTGTGGAGAGTACCACCTTTGTACTCACCCATAACCTTCTTCATCTTGTTCTTAGCTGTTCTCTGACCACGTGTAGGTAGGTTCATTTTATTTAACTCCATTAAATTTACTATCAATAGCTAACCAAATAGC